TTAATCTCAGAGCTGGTATTTCATCAGCTAATGCAAAAACAAAGTGTTTTGTTGACATTGAGTTTTGGGATAAGACGGCAGAAATTGCAGAGAAATATCTAACCAAAGGGCGTGAATTTATGGTTCAAGGAGAGCTTTGCATGTCCTCTTGGGAAAAAGACGGGAAAAGTTTTAGCAAATATTTTATTAGAGGCAAAGACTTGCAGTTTTTAAGCTCATCAAAGAAACCTGATTCGGAATCTAAGCAAGAGAATACAGAGCACGAAGAAGTTCCCTTCTAATGAAATTACTATTAGAAGCACCACTTAATAATCTAAGCTTTGGTAATGTCTCTTACAATTTTATAAGGGAGTTACAGAATTTAGATGTCGATCTAGGCATTTGGCCTATAGGAGATTTAAATCAAATTAATCTTAATGCTTTTGATCCTAGCGAAGATATTAAGAAATATATAGAAGATTGTATCAACAAAAGGTGGGACTACATAGACTCTTCGGTTCCCTCTCTAAAGTTGTGGCATTTAAATGGTTCTGAAAATAGAAAAAATCCATCTCAATACCTATATACTTTTTATGAGTGCAACGAACCCACACAAGTAGAAAAGCAAATAGCTCTTGTTCAAGACAAAGTTATCTTTAGCTCTAAGTATGCGGCAGATCATTTTAGAAAAGCTGGCGTTGAGTTAGCGATGAATATACCTATTGGTTTTGATAAAGACTTTTTTAGGACAGAAAAAACATACCTAAAAGATACAATCCATTTTGGATTGATGGGTAAGTTTGAAAGTAGAAAGCATACTCAAAAAATTATTCGTGCTTGGCTGAAAAAATATGGCAACAACAATAAATATCAATTGACTTGTTGTGTCACGAATCCCTTTTTTCAACCGCAACAAATGGAGTCTCTTTTAGCGGAAACACTTCAGGGCCATAACTTTAACAACATAAATTTTTTACCTCATTTGGAAAAAAACATGGAGGTAAACGAATTACTGAATTCAATAGATATTGATCTAACTGGACTATCAGGTGGAGAAGGTTGGAACTTACCAGCTTTCAACGCTACTTGTCTTGGCAAATGGAGCGTTGTATTAAACGCTACATCACACAAGGATTGGGCTAAACACAACAATTCAATACTTGTAGAGCCATCTGGTGAAATGCCAGCAGAAGATGGTGTTTTCTTTTCTTCTGATTCAATTTTCAATAAAGGGACTTTCTATACTTGGGAGGAAGATAATGTTATTGCAGCAATGGAGAAAGCTGAAGAAAAAGCAGGACAACTTAACACAGAGGGTCAAAAGTTGGCAGAAGAAATGACCTACGCTAATACTATAGAGCAAATTTTAGCTGTAATTAATGCATAAAATTATGGCATAAATAATGTTAAGTGTAAGCATGAACTTAATTGAATCATTTTTTAATACAGATAATCACATGAAAACAGAACACCCAGTTGTTGATGCAGGAGACGTTTATAAAATGGAACTGGAACTAGCTGGTTTTGGCAAAGAGGATGTTAAAATAAAAGTCCTCGATGATATTCTCTATGTTAATGCTAAAAACGAAGACAGATCACAGAAGTTTAGGTTGCGGTTGAATAATAGTGTTTCAGACAAACATATTGATGCAGTTCTCAAAAATGGATTACTTAAACTGACATTGCCTAAAAGAGCTGTTGCTGAAAGCACCGAAATAGAAATAAAAACATAATGCCTATTTACGTATATAAACATCCTGATCGTAAAGAATACAGAGAGGTTATACAGGGTATGAACCAAGAGCATACCTACTCAGAGGATGGCGTTGAGTGGAAGAGGGTGTTTCTTTCACCCAACGCCTCCATTGATAGTTCTGTAGATCCTTTTAACAGGCAGCAATATATTGATGCCACATATAATAAAAAAGGAACCATAGGTGATATGATGAACTTGTCGGCTGAACTTAGTCATAAAAGAGCAGACAAGGCTGGAGGCTTAGACCCTGTAAAAGAAAAGTTTTACGATAACTACTCTAAGGAACGTAAAGGCGCAGAGCATCCTAATAGAATTAAAGAACGTGGTTACGAGAGTAAAAATGTTAAAATTGAATACGACTAGTATGTGGTCCCGCTAATTTTTAAGCCATTTTCTTCTGTGACTTTAAAATTAAACTGTGCATCAAAAGTCATAAAATCATTAACAGCTATACCATAGTTGTAGCTAGCCAGTTTAGCATTTTCTACTTTGTATATTAAATTTTGGGGTTTATTTACTGCCTGAAATTTTATTTCGAAGCTATAATCTTTATCACTGACTAATACACCAGTCATGATACCGCTATCTAGTCCTGAAACTAAGGATGAAACAGTAAACTTTCCATTTGCTGGCAGTTCAGCTTTTCTACCATAAGCAAAATCATTTCCTAAACCATATAGGGAGGTTCTAGGTAAATCTACTGACATATCTAAAGACTGAATAAAGTGGACACCACTTAAATTTTGTCCACCAACTTCTAAGTTTTCTAAAGTTACAGAAGTATCAGTCCCAAGTGGATCTACTATTAGAGGATCTCTAGGACTTACTACTGTATCTTTGCCTATTTCAAATAAAGATCTACCAACATTATTATTATTGCCGCTCTCTAAATTTATTGATGGTAGCTCCATCGATGTTCCAGTTAGCTTTTCTGTTACTACATTAGAACATATATAATTAGTAGAAACAAATGGCATAGATCCAATAGAATAATTTAGTCCATATGTTGTGGGAAAACAATTGCCAAAAGCTATACATTCTAATCCAGAAAGATTCATAGCAGTTTCATCAAAAGACATTTTATCATAAATATCATGTCCTTGATTCCTATCTATTATTACGTAAAAATTATTATTTCTCTCTAAAGTCCCAGAGAAAAAATTTAAAAAATGATTGCTTGAAAGCGGAAGATTTTCAACAAAATGACTATTCCCTTCATTTTGACCTCCAACTTCAGGTATGTATGTAAATGCTAATTCAACGTCTGGTTGAAAATTGAAGTCTCTAGAGGCTAAATCTTGGCTGCCCACCTGCTTTAAATTCTGCCTTGGTAGTTGTATAGAATAGTTAAAATCTAGAACCGCCATGTATAACTTGCAATCAAGATTTGATGTAGAAAAACCTTGAAGGGTATCATTAACAAATACAGCGATATTGTTGCTATTTAATATATTTGTAGCCATTTTATGTTCCTGTTGGGATTACTCCTAATGGATCTTCTACTAGCTCTACGCTAAGGTTATTTGAATTAAAAGCCACCCAAGTATGGCTCCAAGAAGGAGAGTAATATACTTTAGGTCTATTGTATACAGAAGGAATTTGATGTTCAAACCTTCTATATCCACCTTTTCTTTCTAAAAAATGAATCATAGATTTTAACTGATGATCACTTATATTAGTAAAATTATAACTCATGTTAAAAGTAGAAATATTATCATTAGTTTTTAATCTCTGTTTAAATGAGTTTTTAAATTCTTGTATATCAGATTTAATTTGAACATCATTATTAGTTCCTATATCTGGTTCAAAAAAGAATTTTTGAGTCCATGCAGATGAATCTCCTGTTGGACTATTAGCGGCGTTAGAAGAATGATCTCCCGAACAGTAATAAAAATTATCAAGCTTGTTCTGGTTAATGCCACTAAATACAACATCATATTTTTTATAGCTCCTTGAAGGAACCCACCCCTGAAATGGAACATTAGCAAAATTTCCACCTGACCAATTTACTAAAGTAGGAGCGCCATCAACACTTATACTAACACCAACTTCAAAGTGCTGATTGTTGATAAAGTTTACTGCATAGTTATTACAAAATCCAGATACTGTTTTATAAGTTCTAGTGTCTGCTACAAACTCTATTTGTTTATTACCAGATTGGTTCTCTAAGAAAGCTGCTAGTTTTCTAGCATTAGTTTCATTGACATCATACCTGACATCAAATTGTGCTGTTAAATTATTTAAAGATAATGGAGCTAAATTAAAGTAAAAATCATCAGTAGTATAACTATTGACATCTGATGAAAAAGTTACTTTAGATCCATAAACAGGAGTCAAAGAAAGATCACTTAGTTCACTTGGAACCGAAACTCCAGAGATATTTACATCTCTGTTATAGAATAAACTTTCTCCCATTATTGATGTCCTACATAATTTAAGGTTAATCTGAGTGAACCATCAGCTGTGGCACTTAGCTGTTCTGATGTTAAAACTGCATTGGGCACGGTATAACTTTGTATATTGACTCCATCTTTTCCATCTACAACTAAAGTAATTAATCTTCCTCCATTTTTACCAGATGTTAAAAACGTATAACCACTCTCAGGCATAGCATCATCAACTTCAAGTTGAACACTAGCGTTATATATTGTAGGGCTTATGTATTTAACATCTACAGGAGTTTCTGATCCTATTGTATAATAAGGCTTGTATTTAAATTGTTGACTATAATCAAAACCTAAAACTCGATTGCTAGTTACATTATCAGCCGTAATAGATATTGATCCTTGACTTGGTATGTGTATATCGCTTGTGTTAGTTCCTGATGCGTTCGCTCCTGATCTTAGTTCATCATAAACTACAAGGCTATAATTACTTCTAGGCATAGACCCCACAGCACAATTTACAGAGGAGCTTACCATATAACCACTTTGAAATCCATATGAAGCACCCTCATAATTTAAACTACCACTAAAATTTTGCCCTTGAGTTGCTAATGAGTCCAAAGGCGTGTTACACATTAAATATCTTGAAACCGAAACCGTTTGTTGTGTGGGTCCACCAACAGAAACAAGACCTTTATGATAACCTAGAGGATTTGTTATAGTCGCAGAATTATTATAAGAAATATCTACAGATGTCACTCCTGATATCTGCTCTCCATCAACAAAAAAGTGTGAGTCGTAATTTGACTTTGATCCAAACATTTTATCTTCTTCTTAAAGTCCCACCCAATCTTTGCTCATCACTGATTGTTTGCTTCACTACATCTTTTATTCTCTTAGCAAAGTTCTGTTGTTTCTCTTCAGCGTTACTGTCTTGTGTTTCTGAGCCATCAGAGTTGATAGTTATATTAACTACTGTTTCACCTCTATCTCCAGAGACCGCTATTAATTGATCTAGTCTTTGTAATAAGGCTTCGTTATCATCACCGCCCGTTGCACCAGCGTTAGCGGCAGCTAAGTTGCCAACTCCTATTCTCTGTGTGGCGGCAGCATTCATAACAAATTCACCACCAGATAACATGGTCGGGACTGAATCAATTCCAGATGTAGGAGCAATATAACCACCAGTTGCGTTGCGTTGTCTCTGTACAGACAGTATCTCCAGATTAGCATTTTCTCTCATTTGTTGGTGAGTTGTAGAGAAAAAATCTATTCTACCAGGAGCTGGACCTGTTCCTGCAACTTGAACGTGGGTCCCTTCAGGATGACGATTAGTAAATATCTTAAGAATTGTCCCTGCTGGAAACCCATGACTAGGATGCATTGCTACAGTGGGTAATCCATGTGTCATATCTCTATAATGAATTCCACCAGAACCAATAAACTGATTTCCTCCCACTTCAGCAAATCTACCTGAAGCTATTTCGGCCCTAGTTACTGGATCTACATTTGCTGGTCCAAAAGCAGTTGCTCTAAAATTAGTATTACTAAGAACATCTTCTGCTCCGCCAACGCCATCAACAGGCAGAGCGTTTAAAATTGACTTTTGATTTGGGTTAGGTTTCGGAGTTTTATTGAAAATTTTATTAGTGATACCTGATAAAGCTATAGACGCTACTGCTCCTATAATAGATCCTAATAAACCTCTTCTGGCTTGCTTGTCTCTCTCCTTCGCCTGTTGCTCTGCTTGCACCTGCCTTGCAAACAATCCAAAAGCTTCTCTTTTTGACTCTTGCTCTCTTTGGAACATTGGACTGTTTCTTCTCCCAAACATTGTCAACCTTCCACTTTGTGGCTCTAAAGAGGCGAAACCAAGACCACCTGAACCTCCTATGCTATCAAAACCACCTCCAGTGAATGATTGTGTGGCAAAGTTAAGTAAATTAGATTTACCTCTAATAGCGCCCTGCCCAAATGTTCCTGGAGTAAACATGCCTCCTGTATTAAACATCGGTATGTTACCAGAGTTTATAGCCTCCATAAATCTAGGCCCAAATTTTTGAACAGCGCTTCTTCTCATAATAAACTCTCCCCCAGTCAGGAGAGCTGGAACATCATCTTTGACTCCAGAGCCACCTGTAATCATACCACCTGCATTTCTCGTATTTGGATTTAAAAAACTTATTCCCCCAGTGAATGATTTGAAAAAACTAGAACCAACAACATCATTAACAGCCTCTTGTAAGAATGCTTGGGAAATCATATTGAAAAATGCAGAGGCACCCTGCATAAGAGCGTCACTTAAGCTTTGTCCTTTGGCTATCGCATCAACCATTGCATCACCAATATTTTTTGCGAAAGTAGAAGATGCATCTATAATCTTATCACTAAATGCTTCAGCTCTATCTAATCTAAGAAAATCTTCTGCTGTTGTAGCTTGCTGCCTAGCATCAAAATTATTTAATCTATTCTGTGCTTTTAATCTAGCTGCTGGATCAGCTATTCTACTGACATCAAATTGTCTGATCTGACGTTCCTGATTTAATAAAGCTTCTCGCAGTTGTGTGGGGTTTTGAGCAGAAAGCTCTTGACGTAACAGGTCAAACCTAATTTGTTTTTTTATTCTTTCAATAGGATCAGTTGTGGTTAGCAAATCAAACTGTTGTTGATTTAATCCTCTTGCTTTTTCTATTTGTCTATCTTCAAATAATTCTGAAAGAGTAGCTATTTTTACTACACCAGCAAACTCTAGTAGTGCCTTTGCCACGTCTTTTCTTGCTTCTTCTTCCTCTTTAAAAACTATTTCGTTACCCTCTATTTCTTTTGATAAAGCTTTCAGTGACTCACTAGTTTTCTTTACATCGACACCTGTTCCTGCCCCAAGCGATGTTAAGTTACTACTAAGAACATTAAGAAATGTAATCATCGACTCTGGCGTTTCAAATCTATTCACTCTCTCCGCAATTGTCGGTCTCGTGACGGGACTTTCCTTTTTTATTACTTCTTGAAGTTTCAGATCAGTGAGTCTTTGTGCTACTACTTCTCGCAGATTTTGTGTAAAATCCCTTGCTCTAGCACCTGATCTTAACTGAAGTAGATCTAATTCATCTTGGGCTGCTAATCTTGCATTTGCTTCTTTCGCTCTAATAGTTGGTCTTTCTTCCAATGATCTTTTCCTTCGCGCTAGTTCTATCCCAGCAACACGGCGATTTGTTCTGATCCTATCAGATGCGTTGATTTGATCTTGGATGCTATTAGCTCTGATATTTCTAATATCAATCTCAACTTGCTGTTGTCTAAATTGTTCTGTGATTTTTTGCTCTAAAATTAATTTTTCTTTAGATTTTTCAATACTTTTAGTTTCTTCATCAAGTAAATTAAGTTTCTTTTTAATTTGATTAGCAAATTTAGAATCTTGAATTTTAAGAATTTCTTCAGATTTACGTAAAATTTGTAATCTTTCGTCCTCAGATACTACCCCGTCTTTATTAGCTGATGCTATAAGGGTTTTCAACTCAAGTTCATTTTGATTTGCTACTGTCAAATCTTGACCCATACTAACTATATCAAGACTTGTATCAAGAATCTTATTTCTGATTTTAAGTTGAGCTTCCGCTTCTGCTTTAGCTTCTCTTAATGGTTGTAAAGAAGCTTTATTTAATCTGTCTTCCAACTCAGCCGTTTTAAGAGCTGTTTCTGCTTTATCTAAAATATCTGTATTAAGCTTTTGCTTTGCCACTAAACTTCTTAAATTTTCTTTGAAGATTTCATTTTGAATTCTTAATCCTTCATTTTCTTTTTCTATTTGTTCTCCAAGAATGGATTCTACTAAACCTCCAGCTATCGTTCCTTCAGCTAGATTTGCATCCATTCCTCGTGCTGCGAATTTCTTACCAAGATTAGTTATAACTTCTTTTTTGAATTTTTTATCCACCTCATTAAGTGGGAATCCAAATTTTTCTGCTATATCATCTTGTTTACGGACTTTGATTATATCATCTCTTTCTTTTGCAGTAAGAGTGCTTATAACTTGCTTTTGGATTTTATCACCATCAACTTTTGTAAACCTTTTTAATGTATCTAATAAAGATGCAATATCCTCTTCATTAAATTTACCCTTTCTACCTCTTCCTCCTTTTGCTGCTTCAGCTAGCACTCTTTTTACCGATGCCTGTGATGCGGAGCTTGTTAATGCCTGAGCAGCAACTTTTTCTATTTCGTTGAATGTTTTCTTATCTTTAAATCCTTCGATACCAACTTCTCTTAATCGACTTACTGAATCTTTTGCTATTTTTTCAGCATCCTCTTTTCTTTTTTCCTTAAACTCTTCTGGTATTTGAAGTTCTGATAGTTCTTTAGTTGCATTTTTTGTGGCCTCTGCTAAGGACTTTTCAGCTAATTCTAAATTTCTGTTTGCTCCACTGAGGATATTAACAGTCGCAATAAAACCAGTTATTGCTCCAGCAGCTAAACCAACTGGACCAGCAAATCGTATTAAAGCTGACCCAGCCTTCAACAATCCCCCAGCAAGAGGTCGAGCAGCTGTCCCTGCCCTTGTAAAACCTGGACCAGTCAATGAAGAAGCTGGGACTTTTACTCCTGGGGTTCCCGCCATCATTGCTGCCCCTTTTGCCATTCCTTTTTTTCCGAATCCAGCCAAAGGATTTATTGTGTTGATGAAAAAATTAGACATTTTACCCAAACCTTTAGATCCAATCAGTGTCGCAACTGTCAAAGCCATCATCGCTTTACTCGCTATGTTCGTGACTTTGGCTAATTTATCTTGTTCACCAGTAACCTCTCCGATAACTGGTGTGAGCATCATAAACGCAGTCTGAGCTAACAATAATTTTGTAGTAAAATCTCCACCCCCACCATCGGGAGATGGTGCTTTTCTAAAATTAGGAATAGCCCCCGTAGGTTCATCTCGCGTGTTTGTTACAGCAAGGCCCATTGGATTAGCTGAATTCCTTAATCTGCCATCTTGATTAATTCTTATCTGATTTATGGGCAACCCAGCCGCAGATTCTCTAGCCACAGCCTGATCGAGCGGCGATGCAAAATTAGGGATATATCCAGATGCACCCCTTCTAGGGATTCTTCCCATCGCTAATCTATGTTGACCTATAGATGCAGGGCTTACACTACCGTATATAGATTGAATACTTTGATAGGCTTTTGGACTGACACCAAATCTTCTTTTAGCTTCATCTTTTGTTAATTTTGCTCCAAATCTTCTATCATCTTTGAACTTAGCAGCCGCCTCTCCCATTCCTAATACATCATAGAATTTTATAGCTACACCTTTTAATAACTCAGCATTATCATTAGCTTTTACTTCTGCACCTCTCCTACCTTTTCCTCTGGCTCCAAATTTTGTAAATAATCTTGCTGAATATGGTAAATCTATTCTTGATGTTGGAGTTCTAGTTGCAAAATCTAGGAACTGCTTACTTCCTAATATGGCTGCTAATGATACTTCAAAGACACTACCAGATATACCCTCAAAGGAACCTGGGTTAAAAAGAGTGGATATTTGATTTTTTGTTAGATTAGGTAGATCTTGTCTACCACTTAATCTTCTAGCAAAATCTTCTGCTGTTTTAGTCGAAGTCTTTGATAGTGCATTTTTTATTACAGATATATCTTGAGGTTCTTTATTACCACCCTTCGCTCTTAATTTATAAACAGGAACATTAACATTAGATATCATGTCTGCCCCCGCCGCTTCTGCCGCACTTAAACTTGAGTAAGCTTGAGTTACACCTTTTACTAAACCAACTGAGAAAATTTTGTTGTAATCTTCGCCTCTGTTTCCAACAAAGGTTACAAAATCCTCACTCATGTTTAGATTTTTCTTTATTCTACTAGGAATTTTTCTTTGCCTAGCAAAATTAGGAATAAAACCTCCAGCAGCACCAATACTCTTAGCTCCAGATGGCATACCCATTGAAGAAATCATATCTTGATTAAATATGGCAGAGCCTCCAGTTCCAGCAAAATTAGGAACCATAACCTCACTAGTATTGGCAACCATCGTCCCTCGTTCTCCTGCACCAAAATTAAAATTAGGTATGGCTACAGGTCTAGCAGATTTCGGGGCACCACCGACACCTTTAGCTATATCAGCACTCTCAGCAGCAAAATTAGGAGCATAACCCATGACTGCATTGTAGTTGGGAATAAATCCACCAGCTCCTCTACCAAAAGCACCTCTACCTCTACCTCCTCTTGTCCCAGCCATAACTCCAGGTGCTACACGGGCTGCTATGGTTTGCATTTTTTGCATAACAGCGAGTTGCTCATTAAGTGCGGTCGTGAAGAATTTTGTTTGTTGCGCTTTCTTGGCTTCAGCACTTATTTGAGATCTCTCGATTTTTAGTATCGCATCTTGTATTCCTTTGTTAGATAAAAGACTAGAAGCTATTTGTCCTTGTAATATTTTCTGTTCTTGTGCCGCCTTATTTATTCCAAAGAAGGTTTTTAGTGAACCAACGCCAAATTTTGCTAGGTCAGCAGTTAGTTTTAGAATAATCGCCCCAAATATGGCTAACCCAGGACCAGATATGACATTACCGATACCTTTAATAAGACCTTTCGCAAACTTGCTGCCTACAGAATCTCCTTCTAATACTTGAGTTATTTTTTGTGACAAATTACCAAAGAAATCAATTATACTCCTTAAATTTTCGGTGACACCAATTTTCCCTAGTTCATTAGCTAATTCTTGAAAACTAACTGTTGTTCTGTTAATAGCCGCTGATAGTGTTTTATTTAAAGCTTCATTCCGCTCAAAAGCTGCCGTTGATGCATTTTGAGAAATCTCTGTAAGTTTAATTGCTATAGATTGCTCTGAGTTAAAATCTTTTAAAATAGAAACAAATGGGGCAACTTGGAATTTACCCACTAAATCTTCTGCTATTTGCAGTTGTTTAGCTTCTGGCAAATCTGATATAGTTTTTGCTAAGTTTTGTATTAACTTTGTTCCACTTAAAATAGCTCCACTGGCATCAGTTACTTGGACGCCTAAGTTCTGCATCGTTTTTAATTTGTCGATGCTTTGGAGTCTTGTAAAAATTGTTTTAAATGAGTTACCTATAACTGCACCACCACGCGCAGTTTTTTGCTGAACGGCACTGACAATACCTGTCAGTTCATCAAATGTAACACCTGCTTGGTTAGCAACCGCTCCAGCCCTTTTAAAAGCCTCTGCTAGATCTCTTTCAGATACAGCTGCGCTTTTAGCAGCTTCGGAAAATTTGTTTACAACCTGTGTGCTGGTTATACCTCGATCAATGAATCCATTGATAGCTGCTGTTAATCCACCTACTGCGTTAGCAGCATCTTGACCAGACAAACGCGCTAGTATAAGCGCATCATTAAGTCTACTTACAACTTCTTCACCTTTTAGACCTTGACGGCTTAATTCTAATGCAGCTGTCGCAACGGCTGAGAAAGATTGTTCAGTATTTCTTGCTACATCAAAAATGCTTTTAGAGAAACCTGCTAGCTGAGTGTTAGTTTTGCCCAAAATAGCTCCAATAGCAGTCAATTGTTTCTCCACTTCAATAGTGGTAGTGACAAGATCTTTAAATGCTTGAGTTACTGTATTTAAGACACCTACAGAAGCGCCGAAAGCTAACACCCTTGCGTTAGCAGCTTCCATAGACTTAGTAAACTGGTCTGCTTTACCAGTAATTCTACCAAGAGGTTGAGATAAACCCTCGATACTTTTTGCGTTAGTGCCTAGATTTAATTTTAAATTACGACCAGCTCTTTTAGCTTGCTGCTCGATACTTTTCTCTAGACCTACTACTTCTGCTGGTAATCTTAATGGCATGTCCCTAAACCTTTGTATTATTTACACAAAGATTTACACATCATGCCCAGCTAATCGCATCATTTGTTTCATATCTAATTTTCCACCATGTTTTTCTATTTGGTCAGATAATGAAACTCCTCCCGATACCCCATCTAAATCTTTGACATCCTCGTTTGTCGCTCCAAACAAAACAGATCCATCAGCATCATCTCTTACTAGATTTTTACTACCTCCTTTATTTCTCTGGGCTTCAGAAAATGCCATTAATTTTTCAGGATCTTCCTTTATGCTATCTGGTATGTCCTCTACATGTTGGAAAATATTATAGAAAATTTTGCCATATAATAGCACCCTCATTTGATAAATTGTAAGGTGAGTTACTGGTTTATGATAAAAAGCATTAGGATCATCGCAAAAAGACAAATACATATTAAAAAATGGTCTAAGAACAGCTTCTTGTATTCTTAAATCATTTATCTTTTCAGATATCTTTAATTGTATATCTCCTAAGTTTAATACTTCCCACGTTTCTAATTCACTAAACTCTTCTTCATTAAAAAAATGTTCAGTCAATTCTTCATCTTTAAACAATAAAAATCGTAAAATCTCATCAGAACTTCTCTGAGTAGCATAATCTTCAGCGGTTTTGCCGATGATTTCTTTCCTGTTTCTTTTATATTTGTCTAAAGTTTTTAACTTCGTATCTATATCGAGTTGCAACTTTTCTCTTTGTGATCTTAAAGGTACAGATTTTATCGTTTTTTTAAGATTATCTGTTTCAAATTTTAAATTAGATATCTTGGCATCATCTTCATCAGACCACATCCCATCTTCTTTGATGGTCTTTATTCTTTCCTCGTTTGTTTCTAAACCTTTAGCTATTGCTAATTTTTTGTATTTTTCGTAATATTTTTGTAAATATCTTTGATCTTTAATATTTACATGTTTGATAAATATAGGTTTTTCTTTAAAAGAAAACTCTGAATATCCATCGAAAGCTTCTCCAATCAAAGAGATATAAAATTCATCATTATACTTCACCTTCCTCCATATCCTCTATGAGTTTATTAAACTCTTCTGGCTCAGAAGCTTGATTGAAAAACCAAAAAGCTAAGACTGTAGTTACTTTTTGCACAATCTGACCATACAAATCAGACTGCTCTTCTTCTTTCAGATAGTAATCATCAATTTTATCTTCGAAAGTTTCTCCTTTGAAATACTCTTCAGGTTGTTCATCTTTCTCGCCTTGGATATGAGTTAACATTAACGTATACCAAAGTAATAAACGATTCTGAGCTTTAATATCGGCTGTATGATCAAAAAGTGAATGCATGGCTGTTTCAGCATCAACTAGGCTTCTTTTCTTCTCAGCGATTATATTTTTGAGTTCTTCTATACGATCTTTTTGCTCTTTAGTTTTTTTACTAACACTTTCGAGTCTGATGTATTCATTCTGAGTATCAAAAATTTCTTTATATAACTTACCATAGTCTTTAGCATCTTCTTCTGCCCACACTCCACCAGTGTCGCTATACTTTTTGTAAAGCATAGCTTTAGTTAAAATACCCTTTTTAACACAACGACTCATTTCAACTGAATATTCTAACTCAGCTTCCTCCAGTTGACGGCGTGAAGGTCTTTTAATTCTCACTTGGATAGGAACTTTTTCTTTTACTGTTTTAGTAACAGTGGTTTCCTCACCAGTTTTTTTATTTTTTCTGGTGTGAGTTTTTTTAACTTCTTTTTCCTCTTCTAGAGAAAAACCATATAATTCTTTGAATTCCATAACCTTAATCCTTAGTAAAAATGAAACTTACTGTATAATTATCTGTCTCTTCGACTAAATTTCTAATAGATTCATTGCCTAAATCTAAAATTCTTTTTCTGATCCAATTGACCTTATCTGGAGTAAAATGATCTGCTGTTCTTAGTATGCTGTGATACTTCTCTGGAATGTTTTCATATAGTTTATCATAATGAAAATCATGGTCCATTTTCATATCTTCTAACATTTTTAACATACCCTTAAAAAGATTAGATATTTCTTTTTCCGAGCTTCTGTTGAACTTTTTTTTAGCGTCCATGCCTTAATCCTATCTTATTATATAATTTAAAGTGTAAAAATCAATATGGCGGGATTTTTATCACAGGACCAAATAAATAAAATAAGGACTTTAAATAGCACTTTGCATGATACTTTTGCTAAAACAATTACTGTCTACAAAAGTGCAAAAACTACCCTTATAGCATCAAATGATAACTGGAACGCTCTATACGGAAGGACTAACACGGGCGCAGATAGTTCAGTTGAATATAGTATAGCTTCTCAAGAATTTCAGGCTCGCATATATTATGATAACATGGATACGTCCTATCTAACTGATGATGGCCCAGCTGAACAAGCTGGCACTCAAAATAAAGTTGTCGTTGCTGACGGAACGGTTCGTATAGTTGTCGAAGAGGATGGATATAATTACATCAATGAAGCTCGCAGGGTTGAATTTGATGGCACAAAATTTATTATAGAAAGTGATGGAAAACCAAGAGGTTTGAATACAAATCAGTTTTATGAGTTTGTTTTAAGCCCTGTAGAATCTGCTTAAATGACTAAACTCGATCCAGATGTAATGGCCGCACTTAAAAAACAAGTGCCCAAAGTTGCTAAGAAAGATATTCGCGTCGAGGTAGAAAAGCGTTTTAAAAAAGTAAAAGAGCAAATGGTGGCAGAATTTTTAGGACACCCTATAACAAAAGAAATATTGGCTGGTCCAGATGCACCTAATACGAGCGGCACATTGAATGGTATAAGCAATTTATTCGCATTTATAGGTTTTGATAGGGGAGCACAACCAATACTTCCAATCATGGAACTTTTAAACAGGACACAAATAATTTTTAAAAAAGATCTAAAAGGGAGATTCATAGGATCAGAATTCGAAATAACATTACCAACTAGAGAACAAATATTCGCGGTTACACCTTTGCCATATGTTGGTGGACGCAGTTGGGCAGAAGGTATAGAAAGAGGTATATCGGGGCTGGGATTCCTACTAAGAAAAAAAGGAGGTAGGTCAGGCTCTGCTATACAAACCCGTGTAAAAGTAAGAAAGGGTAGGTTTCAAAATGTTCCTTATATTTCTTCCTTTTTAAATAAATACATTAAAAAATTTAAAGAATTAAAATGAAAGAACAATTCCAGCATACAGTAACAAACTCATTCATTTTATGGTTTGATAATTTTTTGTTAACAAAAGGAGAAGCTTTCAGCAATAAAACAGGAACTCTTTTTAATTATACCGATAACAGATTAGACTCTAGATTCACTCCATATGGTAGCGCTTATAAACAATGGGTCACAGATTCTTCAGTGTCAGGAGCTACGATACCCTCTGGCGTATTTATTGATGGCAACTTCTCAGGGCGAAATGATGGAGTTGTCCTAGACTTTGATAATGGTAGAGCTTTGATATCTGGAGATGTCACAACATCTACTATAACTGGCGAGTTTGCTGTTAAAGACTTTAATGTATATCTGACCAACGATACAGAAGATGATATAATTATCGAAAACAAATATGTTGTTAATTCTAGGATACCATCTGGCCCAGAAACAAATATAACTCCCTACGATGATGTTGTTCCTGCAATATTTATCTCTACAACTAGAGGTATAAATGATGCCTATGCATTAGGGGGCTTACAAAATAGCAAGGTAAATGTGAATGCTGTTGTCTTAGCAGAAGATACTTATCATCTAGATGGAGTTCTATCCATATTTATGGACTCTGTAGATGAATGCTTTACTTCATTATCTATGCAAGAATACCCAATAACTGAACTTGGGGACTTAAAAGATAATACTTATTCTTACACTGGCACAATCAATCCATTTGATGGAAATATTAAATTTTATATTGATAGAGTAACCACTTCTAAACTCACAGACAGAGAAAGAAATGTGTTAGCCAATGAATTATACGTTGGTTTTATCGATTTTGATGTGCAGATAGCTAGAGAGAGATTCAGCTAATTTTTCACATTTTAGCTATAAAACTGTAAACAAGAGAAAGAATCTTTTATCATGGCTAGAAACAGAGTAATTTACCAATCAGAGGCTTTATTTGTGAGTCGTAGCGCCAATTCAACGAGCAATGGCAATCACACTCAACTTAATAGAGTTCAAAGTGCAAACTTCAGTTATACAATTAACAAGCAAGACATTAACCAATTTGGCGAACTAGCTAGAATTGACTCAATAGTTCTTGATCCACCTACTGTTAATACAGATTTTTCATATTATCTTACAGATGGTTTCAATGAGCAAGCTTTAGGATTTTATGTTAAAACTGGAGCTAGTGCTTCAGGACAGTTTGTTTCAGGACACATGGTTGGCAGCTCTGGTAAGAACATTTTTGTTCTTACTGGGCCAGAAGGTAAAGATGTAAATGGCAGGGCTACAACTGGGACCGCAGCGACTAATGACAAATGTATAGGTATCGGTAATTGCTACCTCAGTGATTACAGTGTTGATCTATCTGTAGGAGCGATTCCAACAGTTTCTGTTACTATGGAAGGCGCTAATATTAATGGAGTAATAGTCACAACTGGCGCAGATGGTTTCGGAAGCATTGCTACACCAGCTATAGATCAAGAGGCAGGAACAAAGCTAAGTGATAGCGTTGCTTTAGAAAATCCAGCTTCAACTGGACGGTCAGGTATGCCAAGCGCTTTACGCCCAGGTGATATTACTGTTAGTTTGACAAGTCTTGATAGTCAGTCGCTCGTCGATTTAGATGGTGCTGGTAACGCACACGTTCAAAGCGTTGCACTTAGCGTTCCTCTCTCTAGAACTCCATTACAAAGACTTGGTAGCAACTTCCCATTTGCAAGAGAGGTTGACTTTCCAGTGGAAGTTAGTTTATCTATAAGTGCAGTTGTGAATGAAACTACCGCTTATAATTTAGCTGATCAACTCCAACAAGGTGAACAAGAAGTTAATATTACAATCGTCGATCCTGATGATAGCCCTAACAATGCTGTTATTTACACTGTTAAAGGATGTAAAGTAGATAGCGAAAGCTTCTCCTCTGCTATTGGATCTAATCAAACTGTTGATATTACTCTGACAGCACAGATTGGTGGAATTGATGATACTAATGCTGGCTTATTCATGAGTGGTTCAAATACAGTTGACAGAACTGGATTCAATCAAGGTTTTGATGATGGCGCTAGATAAAAGTAAAATTTAACAAAAATGCCGTCCATGTAAAAGTGGACGGCATTTTTTTTGCAAAGTTTTTACTAAACTTACCTATAAGTTACGTTATATACGCCAGCAGAACCACTTGCATCTATGCCTCCTAGTTGTCTAGGCTGTGCTTGATATATATTATACTGAGCAGCTAACTGTGTAACTCTATCCATACAATCACTAGCAAGACCTCTATAGACCTTTGATACTTCGTTGCGATTAACGAACGTGACAGCGCTCTCACCGTCCCGTAGTGATAAAATGTTGTCTCCACTCACGGAAGAGTCTGCAATGCCTCTGAGGGCATTTCTGGCCTGTCTATTGTAGTAATTAGAAAGATACAACTCTTTGA